TCACCAACCTTTCAATGAGAGCCACCCGAAACACATCCACATCAGGGTCACCGCTTTCCAGGCTTTCCTGATACGCCTGCAACAGTTCCCTCACCGACGCTGCTAGAACCGATTGACTCTGCATGAGCTTTCACCTTCGCTAACACATCCGGGTTCGCCCCAGCCTGCTGTGCTTCTGCCCATAGCATACGCAACAAGTCAACATCGGTGAGGTTCATTGCCTCGGTAAGCCAGTCACGGGATTTCTGTGAACCCTCATGACGTGCAACCTTCTGCATCTCCTCCGCGCTAGGCCGCTTAGCACCCGTGAAAGCCCCACCCAAGTCTGCAAGGGCTCTACCGATGGCACTGGTAGCGCAATTTTCGACCATGCTCACACGGTTCACCGGGGAGCTGTCAATGCGTTCCTCCGCATAATCCACTGTCACGGGTCGCTCATCCTTACGATCTAAATAAACTTCCGCACGAATCACAACCTGCTCCGGTGAGAAATGCACCAGCTCAGTGTGCAACCGCCCATCAGGATACTTAGCCCAGAACGCATCAATACGCTCCGCCACAGTCGAATACTGGGATAAGTCAAACCTCGCCATAATTCTCCTCCACATAGTTAGCAATCAAAGCCTCGGCATACTCAGACACCGGGACACCCACCTCATTCGCAGCATTCAAAAGCCGAACATACACTTCCGCCTCGAGCTCCACCGTCACAACAACCTCAGTCATCACTCACCCTTTCGCAATCACAGTCACACCAGACCGAACCCAAGTACCGATAGTTTTCACCGGAACGTCAAACATTTCCGCAATAGCCTCATGATCCACGCCAAGACCATCCAACCGTTTCGCACGCATCTTGCAGCACGTCAACAACTCCGTGGCCTCACGCTTTGCCCGCTTATATTGTGCCGACAAAGTTTGCACCTCTGAACGAGTCAACGCCCTAAGACGATCCTCCTCAGACTGCTCCAACAACTGCTCAATCAGTGTTGGTGTTATTTCATGCAACTGTATTGTCATCGTTCACCCTTTCCCATAAATCGTCAGCCACCCTGACCAACGAAACAATCATCTCCTCATCACGCTCAATCCGAATCACCTTCGGGTCAAACCAGGCCGGCATAAACGCCCCATCCCGTTCCTCCCTAAGCAACCACGCAAAATAGCAGAACTCAGCCTCCGTCACGAACAGTTGCCATTGAACCTGCCGCCGATACTGTAACGGAATTTTCTCCGGGTTCCAATCCTTCCCCGTAGTCTTCACCTCAGAGATCGCGTGATGGTCAAGCGTGAGCCCATCAGGTGTGCACAAATAGTGGTCGCTCACCCGAGATGAAATCAGCCAATCATTCGGCATCACACCATGCTTCTCCTTCAGAAACATTGAAATCGGCCCTTCCCAGGCACGACCAAACGCCATGTAAGGGTTATCGTTCTCCACAAAGTCTGCACGGTAATCCTCCACCGCCTGCTCAAACCCGCCCGGCCCCGATGCAGCCTTAGCCACCTGGGTAGCCGTCACACCCTCACGGCGGGCCGACAACCACCGTTCAGTGTTCACCGACTTAGATGCCACAAACTGGTCAGGACTTAACATTGAACATCTTCTTCCACCTGGCGTGAGCTATCTGCAAAGCCTCACGAAACACTTCCTCAGGGTTCTCCGTCTTCGCCAGTTTCAAAGCAGCCCAAGACTTCTCCCAGATCGCACCCGAATCAGATTGCGAATCCAACCACTCAGTCATAATCAAGTCAGCCAACCGAGCCGCCCGAATATCCGTCACATTGTCATCAACCATTGAAACCTCCACTAACCTTTACTGTATGAGCAACCGGGGACAAAGCTACCGAAACTTCAGTGCAGCAATTGTCAAAATCGGTGGTGTGCCATGTCAAGACATTCCCGACATTTTCTTCCCCGAAGACTTCCCCGATCCAAGCACCAGGAAATATGCGATCCGAACGGCCAAAGCGTTGTGTAAAGAGTGCCCGCTGCTGATTCAATGTTTCGCCTACGCTATCGAAGCGCAAGAACCCTACGGGATTTGGGCAGGCACCCTTCCACACGAGCGCTAAACCGGCTCTACTATTTCTTCAGGAGTAGAACCGCCGACACGGAATGACAACCGTTTCACCGTTTCACCCTGCCGAAACTTGTTCCACGCCTTGACCACAACACCGGCAGTCTGCAAATTATGCCAGTAGGTACCCCGACCAGCACGGTCACGGTTCAGACCGAACTCTCGGAGCGCATAAATCGGATTACCCTCCATGAGTCCTTCACCAGATCGTAACTTGTCCCAAAAGTAGTCCGAATCCTTACGGTCAACCTGGTCAATCGACCACATCAGAAACGCCAGAACCCCGCTGTGAAAATTGCACAACGTAGCAATCGACTTGGAAGTGCTTGTGTACCGAGCAATATCAACGATGCCCTCCGCAGCACGTAGCACCGCACCAGCGCTCACCTCAAGGCTTGTGCTCGTGATAGCAGCACGAAATCCGCCAAGCTCCGACAACGCAATCCTGCGACCAAGCGCTGCCAAAACATTGTGATTCTTGTGACCGCGCAACCGAAGCACATCGGCCACCGTTCGAGCTTTCCCCATATCCATTGTTTCCTGCGTTTCAGGAAGCGCATCCCAAATGACAAGGCACTCAATGGCAACACCCGCAGCGATACACGCCATCAAACGATGCTGGCCATCAAGAACCGTGCCATCCACTGTCACCTGGATAGGTTGCCCGTTATAGCGCCATTCACCGGCAGTCATCGAAGCGGCCAAACGACTTAGATGTCTTTGGTTCACAGACCTGTTATGCCTGTTGCCCTCAAGAATCTTCCTGGCTTTCTGTGGCGTAATCCATTCCCGGCCAAAATTGTTTCCACCGGATCGTACTGTTTTCTTCATTTCTTACCCTTTCGTTGTTATTACTTGTCTAGCCGTCTTCAGGCTCGTCATAGAACGCCGCATCAAGGGCATTCAAGTGTGCTCGCAGGAAGTAAGCCTGCTCCCGAGTGATGCACAATGTCCCAGGTTCCCCGATCTGCCACACATCATCCCGTAAGCGTAAACAAATGTCCCGCCCATCCATCCGCAAATCCATCATCGAACCGGCTCCTTCACCGTCAAAACCCAAACACCCACCAGGACAAGCAACCCACCGAAAATAAGTGAGTCTAAATGTTGGAACAGCACAGCGCTACCAACACCTAAGCCAATGAAAACCCAGCCGGCCTTCACAGTGCCACCACAATCACAGTCACACCGGTCACCAACGCTGACACGACAAGCAACCAGCCGACCACACACATCCGGTTCTTCTTAGGTCGAAGGTCACGCCTCCGAGGAAGCAAAGCAACATGATCGCTCGCCTGTTTCGGCAGTGGCAAGGACATTTCGTTCTCCCACAAAGTGAGAGCCCGCTCCATCTTCACCTCATCCGTCATAACCGCCCACAACTCCTCAGCAGTCATCAAGTGTTCGTGAGCACGCTTCCACAACACGATCTCCCTCATGCGGGGGTCGTCAATGCCTTGCAGCTCAATCTCTAACTGTTGAAAGTAACCCATTGTGTTCCACCTTTCATTCGGGTTGTCTAGCACGATACACCACAACCCTGAAAAAGTGTATACTTCTGAGCATGGATTATTTAGGAAACTATGACGAACTATCGGTCGAGCAGCTTGGTGACCTTCGTGTCTGGCAGTTACAACGCCTAGAACGGGTCACACAAGCCCTCAGAGCCCGTCTACGGGCCGAACATACCCAGGGAGATAACATTAGGCACCTGGCAAAGAAACTAGGCGTGACAAGGGCCACAATTTATTCGTGGTTAGCGGAATGAGAAACTCCCCGCCACTTGGATGACGGGGAGTTAGCCTCCATGAGAAGAAGCGTTCACCACGAACGCATTGATTCTACTGACAGCTGTCGCAGGAAAGCAAATCCATCGGATCTACCGGCACAGCGAAACCATCTACAACCTCACGCTCACTCACGATAAGTCAGCCTTATCGTAGGTCAGCACCGAGGTCAGCAACGACATCAGACCGGCCAGCAGTGACACTGAAGCAACCTGAATCCAGTCCACATCAAGAATGCCGGCACCGGCAACCAGCGCCGCCAACGCAACCTGAGCAACAGTTTTCACTGCACGCTCCAACGCGAAATCCCAATACTTCTTCCACTTATCCATCCTCATTCTCCTTCATCGATTTGTCCTCCCACACTGCAGCAAAACAGTATGAGGTCGTAATCAAAGTTACCAGCGCAACACCGCCCGTAATCAGGTCGCTGGTTGCACTGTCGTTATTCATCAGCACCGCTACGGAACCGCTGAGAAGCATTAGTGAGCCGAGTGTGAAGGCTGCGAAAATATATCTGCGCCGAATCTTCCATGACGGTTTCATGTGAGGATCGCCACCATCGGGCTGATGATTGCGGCCAAGAACCCGAACACCCCGATGACCTGCCACATCCGTTGCTCTAGTTTGCGAATCCGCATCTCATGATCGTCAATCTTCGCTTCTGAGTCAGGCAGGGAGTTAGCAATTTTCTCCAACAGGCGGCCCTGCCGTTGAACCTCCAAATAAATGTCCCTCATAGACACTTTCACGCCAGCAGTTTCAGGGTGCTCCTCGGTCACAGTGACCCCTCGTTCAGTTTGCGTTGAATCGTAGACCAAGTGCCACGCCCCCACACACCGTCAGCTGTCACACCGATACGCGCCTGGACAGCCTTCCTGGTTAGTAGGTCAAGTTTGCCGGTCTGGGGAGTCCCCACCCAAGCCTGAATCGCCTTGTAAGTCATAGCCCCTGGCACACCGTCAATGCGACCCTGATAGAACTTCTGCTCCTGCAACCAGGTTTGCCATTGCTTCCAAGTAGCGCGATCTTCACGCCCAGACACTTTCAATGTTGATGCTGCGGAGTTTCCATTCAGGTAAGGCGTGGGATCCACATCGGTTCCGAAAGCCCTAGACCGCCTCACCTCGAAGTGAAGGTGAACTCCTGTGCTCGCCCCAGTAGTCCCCGAAGTGTAAATGAAAGTCCCAGCCTCCACCCGTTCACCAACGCGAAGGCCAGTCTTGTGCGCCCCATGATAGTAAGCAGTGTGAACTTCCCCATGATCGATGAGCACAGTGTTACCGCCACCCTTCGGACTCCACCCGATATGAACCACAACCCCAGGCGCAGCCGAAGTGACGGGGAAAGTGCCAGCTATGTCTATTCCGCGATGTTTGACTTGCTTCCCTGAAATCGGGTGTTTGCGAATCCCATAGCGCCCGTTTGGATTGACAGTGAACCCGTCAGGCCAGGGCTTCTGCAGTTTCACCGTTACGCCTCAACCCAAGTGAAAGTTTCCTCATCCAAAACCCAGTCAGCGATCTCATCAGTTGGCTCCGGCTTAGGTGCAATAAACGCATCCAGGGTTTCGTCATAGGTGTACCCGATCCCGGCATAGTTGCCTCGGAAAGGTGTGCCACCGTCAGCGTGAACTCCTGCGTGAGTGTTGTAAGAAGTTTGCACGCACCGTTGACCCCTTACGGAACCATAATAGTCCTCCCAAGAAGTCACACCCTCGGCAAGGTCATCCTCATCCCTGCCCACAATAACCTCAGTGACCAGGTTGCTTTCGTTAAGAAATGCATAATGTGCCATCACGCCACCGTTACCGTTCCTGTTCCAGCAGTGAAACTAGTTATTTTGAAATTGCCAGATGTTGAAGTCGAAGAAGTCAAACCAACGCCAACCGTCAAGGTTAAACTGCTTGGATATTTGATAAGCACAATGCCAGAACCGCCAGCCCCAGCAGCAGTTGTATCATTACCGGCCCCACCACCACCACCAGTGTTAGCTGTTCCAGAAACCCCAGCGGTTCCACTCTGTCGGACTCCACCAGCACCACCGCCGCCAGCACCACCAGCACCGTTCTCGCCTGCGAAGAATGATGAACCGCCACCGCCTCCGGCTCGCGTAACAGCAGTACCCGATATAGACGAAGAAACTCCGGCTCCACCATCACCCCACCCTGGAGTGACACCGTTACCACCGACAGCACCGGCCCCACCACCACCACCGCCAGCAGCACCAGCACCAGCAGTACCACCAGCAAACCCTTGACCAGCTACCGGCGGCCCACCAGCGTTAGACACTGGCCCACCACCACCACCAGAACCACCATCACCAGCAGCAGTCGAATTATCTTGCCGGCCACCACCACCGCCAGTCGCATAAACCCCACCAAGATAACTAAGACTGCCGCGCGTACCGGCAACACCAGCACCTGAGCTTGCGGCACCACCAGCGCCAACCGTCACCGTAAACG